GCGTATTGCCAAGAACATGTATGAAGACTGTCACGTAGAAGGTTATACTGTTAAATACAATATCACTGAAGATCAGTGTGATGTACTAGCAGGTAACTTAATCAAGGCTATTAACACTGTCTGTGCAGGACCACTTAAGACAACTAAGTATTTACAGAAGATTGCAGAACATGAACTCAACTCAGGAAGAAATCAACTCACATGGACAACACCATCGGGGTTTCCAGTGGTATATAAGGCTTACCTCCAGCATGAACGGAAACAAAGAGGAACTATCAAAGGTATCCAAGGAAATAAAGACGGACGTGTCATGCACGTTATTAAGGTTGACGTACTTAACAAAGAGACTGGTGAACGTGTGCCTTGTAGACGTTCCTTTGCTTCTGGTATCAGTCCTAACGTTGTTCACTCATATGATGCTGCTCACATGGCAAACACTATCGTTAGTTTTAACGGTTCTTTTGGAGCAGTCCATGATAGCTTCAGTACACATGCGGATGAAGTTGATTTCCTACAAGAAGTAACTAAGATGACCTTCATTGCACAGTATGATGTTGAAAACTTCTTTAACATTATACAAGATACCCTTATGAATCATAGGGATACATTCACTTTTAATCAACCTGAGCTAGGTAACCTAGTACTCAGTGAAGTTATGGACTCTAAGTATTTCTTTTGCTAAGAGCCGGTACCTAATACCAACAGAATAAGGATATGTTTCATTGGCATACCCTTAGCATCAAAGTATTCAGGCATAATACCAATTAGTTCTTTAGCTACAGCTACGTAGAAGTCTTTCTGGATAGGTGTAGGAACAAGAGACACCAGTGTACCAGCTTGTTTGTCCTTAGACATAGCCGCTAAGTGTTGCCAGCCATTATTAGAACCGTCAATAGGTATAGGTAGACCAGACATAAAGTCTTTACCTTCCATGACTGCTCTCTTATAACCTAACAATTCATTACAACAAGCTAAGAAGCTATAAGCTTTCTCAGCATCAGGATGAATATGTTTAGTACGGGCTGTATTATAGATAAACTCAATGTTGTTATCTACCCATGCAACCCTGTCTTCAAGAGTCATCTTATCTACTGAGATAGTATCTAAGCCTTCACCTTCAAGATAAGCCTTATAGTCTGTCTTGAAGTACTTAGGTATATCTGTAATGACAAATGATTTATTGAAGCATGCAGCTGTATGCACCTTAATCCAGAACAAACCACGTTCAGTAACCTTCTTCTTATTAGCAAACAAGAACAGGCTACGAGCTAAGTCACTACCTTGGAACTCTAAGAATGATTCTGCATAGTATACTCGACCACGGTAGTCACATGAAACTTCCTGATAGAATATACGGTCACCAATCATCTCAGCCTTCTTAAGTACCTGCATGTACTCAAAGTATTTACTTATCATACGTTGTAGCTTAGGATCTTTCTTACCAAGGAACTTAGTACCGTCTGAGTGGAACAACTTCTTAGGTAACTCAAGGTTCTCATGGTGAATGTTGTATTCCCTGATGACACCATCTTCATCAATCAACTCAAGGATTTCTCTTGGAGTCTGTGCTTGCATGGCTGAGAGTACAGGCATGTTAAGCTTCCAAGGCTGTTGACGTAGTGTCTCAAGAGAACGTACAAAGGTTTTATTTAGGTTCTCATGGAATAGCTTAGAGTTAGTCCAGCCCTTAATGAAAGGTTCTTTAGTGAGTGGACTATAGAGACCAGCAATAGGTAACAAAGGATCAAATGAAGTACCAATTAATGTTGGTTTAATCTCATCTGCTTGATTAACAATGCGTACCATGTATGGTGCCTTGTAACCAGCATACTCTCTGAAGATATCAATCAGTCCATCTTGCAGGAAAGTTTCAAGCAGTAAGTCTCCAAGGCTGAGAGTGGACTTAATGTCTGTTTCATCAGCTCCAATAGCTCTTGCGATTCGCTTTCCGATAAGGTCTGAAGCAAACGTGAGCTTAACTGAAGCTGAATGCGTTGCGTTCTTGTTTCTAATGCAGTATCGTAGGAGAGTATCCCAAGACTCGTTGATAAATCTTTCAAGTTCGTATTCCCATGTTGGATAGTGTGCTAGAAGGCGAGCACCCTCATTGTAGATCTTATCTGAGTTGGGGACAACCTTCGATACACGTTCAGTAAGATAGTTTAATGGATTCATTTATTCAAAGTCAACAAAAGTAGTTTGCATTAAGCGACCAGTATCTGAGTCGTACCTAGTACTACCACAGTCACCTGTCATACCCGTGAATCGAGACTTCAATACACGAAGCTTAATTGTGTTACGCATCTGTTCTGTCTCAGCAATCATGTTGCGAGCAAAAGCAATGATGTCGAATGAGATTTGTTTAATAGAGCCTGAGCCTTTGATGTCATCGATAGATGGTAAGTGACCCTCTTCAAAAGGCTTTTCACCCTTACGCAAGTGAGACACAACACCTAACCAGACATTATGTTTCTTACAGATCTTAAGTAAGTCACTCATGACTGAGTCAACTGCCTCATTACCTGTACGACCCTTAGCACCTTCAGACACAGCAATAGTGATGTGATCAAGGATAATATACTTACAACCCATCAAGGCTAAGTGTTCAAGTTTGTCTACAAGAGACTCGTCTCCTACAGAGCCTTGGTGATCGAGTAGTACTAAGCGTTCATCACCGAACACCTGTTGGTGAGCAGTGTACATGTCAGCTTCTGATACATCATGCGTAAGTAAGTTCTTACGCAACTGCATACCAATAAACTTTTCAGCTGAGTCACCGATAGATTCTTCGAGTGATACCATACCGATCATATCAGTTGTTTTGCTTAGGATCTCTAGTACAATCTCTTTAATGACTGTACTTTTACCTGAGCCTGTACCTGATGTGAACAATACAATCTCACCTAAGCGCATACCATGTAGCTTGTCGTTAAGAGTCTTCAAGCAGTCAGGATAAGGCAAAGATGTAGTCTCTTTCTTACGCTTGAATTGTTCCCAGATAGCTTCACCCTTAACAACACCAGCAGGGCTGAATGTACGTGCATCAAAGATACAGTTCATTAAGGTAGCAGATCCATGCTTAATTAGTACATCACAAGGATCTTTTTCAGGTAATGATGCTACCTTAATCTTATCATAGCCAATAATCTTAGCGGCTTGATCAGTAGCTTTCTTACCGGGTTCATCTTGATCAAACATGAGTACGACTTCATCGAAGTTACGTAACCATTCACGTTGTTCAAGGATCATTGATGTAGCAGACGCTGATGGTAAGGCTACTACTGGATAGAACCTACCATACTTATCATGTTGAGCTTGTGCTACAGCTAATGCGTCTAGTTCACCTTCCGTGATGATAATGCGCTTACCACCCGTTGAAACGTTCTGACCGAATAACTGTACACCCTTAAACTCACCGTGAATAAGAAAGGTCTTAGGTAGCTTACGCTCTTTGTAAGCAACGATACCGTTGTCTTTAGTATAAGGGTAAAAGTGGCTACTAATAGTGCCATCCTCAGCATAGGAAACTTTAACCCCGTAATGAGCCGATACTGGTTTGGTGATTCCTCTTTCTTGAAAGCCTCTTGTGTCATACTCTTTGATCTCCTCTAGTGTGTGCATATCGTAGTTTTCTTTGTGATAAACTGTTGGTTTAAAGTTGGGGTCTGTTGGTGCTGACTTACAGCATGAAAAGCAATAGCCGAAATCATCATTCTCTTTGTATGAAAAAGCATCTGATGAGTCGCACTTAGGGCAAGCGGTATGAATCCATCTTGACATATATTAATTCCAGTCTCTATCTTCTTGATATTCCCTGATACGTTGTCTACGTTCTTTAGCTTGTTGCTGAGTTTCTTTCTTTCTTTTAAATTGATTTTTGAATTCATCTTTCAATGAGGGTTCATCATCAAATTGTTTAATGGGCTTATTATTCTTCTTCATGATTTAGGTTTTAAAAATTTGACGGCTCCAATGTTGCCATTGTACCAGACACGCTCTCCATTAGGTAGTTCATCTCTTGAAAGAACTTCACATTGCCACTGCTCATGGACTTCGCTGTATGTAAGATCTCCAGCTCCGAAGCACCACTTATAGATAACAAACGTAAAAGCCTCAGATCCGTACTCTTTAATATCATCAAGCAGTTCTCTGCAGCTGGATCTATAGTTATGCCAATCAGACTCCTTGCGTGTAACAGTTCGTCTTGTTGATCCGGGTTTAAGTTTTCTCGATACACTTATGAGTTGCTTTCTTCCGATGTATCGTCTTCCTGTTTCAAGGTTTTCGATGTAGTAGATGAATCCAAAGGCGTTGTCTGGTCTGTCTGTGAGAGGGTACCAGTGTCCGTAGTCGTTATCCAAGATAATCTTTCTTTAAGTTCTTCAAATGATAGTGGCATAAAGTCAAGAGCAGTCTCTCTGATATAGATGCAGTTAGCACATTTCAAAAAGAGAGGCTCCCAATTATCACCACATTTTTCTTTCCAGATGTCAATAACCCTTGACCACAAGAGGTTATTAGGTACACCATTGATAAGCTTCTCAGCTGTCTTTGGTCCAACACCTCTTAAGCCTTGGATATTATCTGTTGCATCTCCTGTTAAGATCTGCATCATAAGAAACCTGTATCCATCTTCAGGTTCAACATA